GCAAACTGCCTGTCTCATCGCTCTTGGCGAGTTCGTCGAACCGCATCGCTTCCCGCAGCGTGAGACTCCGGACGAACACCGGTTCGCCGTTGATCTCGACAGCCTTGGGAACTCGCTTCAGTAGTGCTTTCCTGCTCACTCGTCTTCATCCTCGTCTTCGTCTTGCGGCATCTGGTCCCAGTTCGGGCCGGGGACATAGGTGCCGTCGGGATTGTAACCTGTGATGATGCCCGCGTCGTAGTACGGGAAATCCTCCGGGGAGATTCCCGCCGATACCCTGCGGGCTGCGTGCTGTGCCTGCCGGAAATCGTCGGGAGTCATGGCCGCACGTTGCAGGCATTCGTCGTCTTCCGGCTCGGCGATCCCCATGCGGACCAGCATGTAGGAATCAGGCCGCGACACAACGGCCCCGAGTTTCCAGAACCGCACCGGCTCCATCTGCCCGTTTCGCCACGTATCGCGAGTGACTGTCTGGGATTGCTCGTCCTCAGACAGCACAGCCGACGGGCTGATCTCGATGTCTTCGCGAATGATCTTGGCTTGCATTAGGTGGGCCACCCCGGATCGCCGCTGACGGTGTAGGTGATGGATCCCTTCAGCCCGTCGTCCATCGCGACGGTTGCGCCAAACTCGACGCCCGCCGAGGTAAACGATTGATTGGTCGCCGCCGTGTCGGCATAGATCAATTTCATCGCGTTGGTAGCGGGAGCCGCGATCAAGTCTGTGATCGCTTGGTGTCCGACCAACGCCGGATCATAGAAGATTTCGGCAGACACCTGGCCGGGGTTGCTGTAGCCAGTCGGCGCGAACGTCTTGTAAACGCCGCCGTCGAGTGTCGTAGACTCGAACGTCTCCGACCCGCTCCCGCTGTGCTCGATGCTGAGGATCTGCGCGATGTCCACAAGACTCGCGGAAACCGTGTGCTGAAGTTTCGTGCCTTTGCACTTCACGATTGACATGAATGCACCTCCTAAGTGTGCTGGATGGAGAACTGAAGACTTCGCACGTAATAACGCTGGTCCCGCCCGTCTCCGGTCAAGATCGTGTCATCCCGTGCATTTTCCCAGAGAACCGCGTTAATCGTGTCGCTTGCTCCCGCTGCCCCCACGTAGTCGCGGAGAAACGTCTCCACGGCACCGGCTAGCGTGATTGATGCGGGTCGGTTGCTGGCGTAACAGTCGATGTCCACTTCGGTCTTCCGCAGTGTCCCGCCTGTTCCGTCGAGTCGCTTGTATGGATCGTGCCCGGTCTGCGTGATGATGATGTATGGGGGCTTTACACCCTCAGCCGGGTTGTCGAGGAACACCGCGTCAAACGCCACACCGCCGACGGTCTGGGCTGGGACCAGCGCCGTGATTGATGCTTGCGCTAGCAGCAGTGTGCGAAGTCCGATTTCAATTGCCACTCGGCACCACCCGGGCTAGCTCGCCCTTTAGTTCACGCCGGATGATCTCAGCCGCTTTCGATTGTCCGGACGCGAAGCCCTGCCGCACGACGTCTTTCATCAGTGCAGGCATCTCGCCAGTGGGCCAATTGGTCACGGGAACCAATCGACCGCCGCGATACATCTGCGTCCGCTTCACAGTCCGTTCTTTCGTTCCGAGAATCAGCCAGTGAATGTTGGCCGCACTGATCCCCACTCCCTTTTTGTTTTCGCCCTTGGAACGTCTGGCTTTCTTTTTCGAGGCATCGCCAACAGCACTCCCGGCCCGTGCCTTCAACACGCCGCCGGTTGCCACAGACACAAGCGAACCAAAGAGAACCTTTGCCGATTTGTACTGAGTCGGCACATGGTTTTTCATCTCCTTGGCAATTGCTCTGATGCCCTTGGTTACCGCCTTCTTCATCACCTTTCTGGCGACAGAATCACGCACCTTTCCAAGTGTGCGAATCATTTCTTTATCGCCGGTGAACTCGAAGACAACCGACTTCAAGCCGGTCAAACTTTTGACAGCGTTTTGCTGTCGTTTGGCGATCTTCTCCGCCTGCGACGGTGCACGCCCTCTCCCCGCTTTCCTTTCGGCCTCAAGAAATTCGCGGTATCTACCCATCCTGCGCCACCTCCACGGCAGGGAACCGCACCATCTCGCTACCCTCGTCCACATCGAGAGGAGGGCCAGAGATGTTGAACAGCCTATCCCCCATCCGTAACCGCTGCTTGACGGTAAACGCTTTGCTCTGCGGATCGGCTCGCATCGTGATCTGATGCGTGATGTCTGCCGCGACTTCAACGCCGCGAAAGAATTCACGGCTTCCACGTGTCACCATCTGACACCAGCGAACAGCGAACGTCACCCAGTTCCCTGCGGTGGTCTCGTCGATCTGGCCAGCACTGTTGACGCTCGCCGACAGTCGCTGCACCTCAACGCGTTGTGATAGGTGTCCCGCCCTCATGCGTAGTTCCCCCACTTCAGGCGATCAGTGAGGGCCGTGTAAGACAACTCGATTTCCTTCGAGATTGTGCCAGTCAACACGGATTCGCGGTTCTCAACCCAATGACTGGCCAGCAACAGGATTGATTGTTTCGCGTCCTCCGGCACAGCACTGGCCGCACCGTATCCCGCCACCATCGTCACCAGGACAGCCCCAAACCTGTCGTAGGTCGTTGGCCACGTCTGCCCAAATGCGGGCCGAATGATCACGGGCTCAGCGTACAAGTCGGCTTCATACGTGCTGGCCACCAGTGTCTGCAGTGCGTTGTTCCCGTCGTAATACGTGATCCCGCTGATCGATTGAATCGGCAGGATGTCCGGCACGAGGTAGGACGGCAGATAATCCAGTGACAGAACGACGGTCTGCGTACACAGTTTCCGCCGCGTGTCTTTCTCGACCATTAGCCGGGCCGTTGTGATCAGGCTGGCAAGACGTGCGTCTTCGTGACCGTGATCGATCCTCGCGTGCTCTTTCAACTCCGCCACGCTGACCGGCTCAACCGTTGGAGGCACGCTCACGCGCAACGAGGAGCGAACCCCCCGCATTGACTCCAACGGCTTAGCACGGTCCCACGGCATGGCTTATCGCCCTCTGTTCTGGCGACGGACTGCCCGCTCGTATTGCGGGACCGCTGTCGCCTGTTCGATCTCTTCCGGGGCGGGCTTGGCAATCTTCCGCCTGACGAGGAGGTTTCCCACCCCATCAGGCGGATCGATCGTCTTGCCTGCTCGGAATCCCTTCCATGTCTGCAGGAGCACCAACCGCATTAGGCAGGCACTCGCAGAATGTTGCCGAAGTTCCGTTCGGTCGCAGTGACCGGCGTATCCTTCGCCCGCGACAGCAACGCGAAGGCCGTCGCATAGGTTCCGGCGGCACCATCGCCGCAAGTCGCCACCAGGTCGAGATACCGCTTGCGTCCCCGCAAATCGATCTCGAACTTGAAGCACTTGTTGTCGTCGGTCGCCGTCGGAAGGGCCGAGGTAGTTCCCGCGATCCCGGCAGACGTGCCGTAAACCAGACCGGCCACATCGACATGACCGCTGCCGCTTGTGTCGGACTCCTGAATCTTCAGGGCCGTCATCGCGATGTCGGTCGCACCGAGGTAAACGTAGACCTCGCAGTAGTCGTACCCAGCGGTATCGATTTCCGACGTGGTGAGACTGGCATTGTCCACGATGGCAGCGGGGGGAGTGACGCTCACCCACCGGGTGTTCTGTGCATTGATCATGTAGGCTCTCCTTACGAAGCCGGGGTCTTGAGCATGATCACCGGGCCAGCAACGCTGCTGGTTCCCTTTTCATGCACGTTGATGTCGAACCGCTCGGTCCCACGGATGGCGAGTTGGTCGTATTCGAAGTAACGCGATCCATCGACCGCCACAGAGATGCCACGCCGCGAACCCATCGAGGCCGCCAGATCGAGATTGCCGAGGTAGGCAATTCCGTCGGTCGAGGTCTGGGCCGTGGTCGTGCTGTTCATCACCTGCACGATCTCCACGGGGAACCCGAGGAACTGCAGGGGAGCACCGCCAGCGATCTGGGCCACCGTGTTGCCGCCAGCCGCTTCGGCCAGCCGCAGCATGGAGTTGGCCCAACCCACGCGGGAGATGTACCACCGCGCACCGTTGACAGCGTACTGAGGCAGCTTGCCCACCATCGCCTCAAAGTCTTCGAGGTCAAGGGTCGAAAACGCGGTGTTCCCGGTCGCGGCAGCCACCTCGCTGCCATCGCCGAGGGCATTCTTCAGCCCGACGATCCCGCCGTAAGTCGATGTGCCGTCGCCGTTGAACAAGCACTCGTCCTCCTTGTCGGCGAATGCGTAGGCGATTTCCTGCGCCAGATCGTCGGCAATCG